TTAATGCCGGTAATCAATTTTACACCAAATTCATATTCAGTAGGTACAGCTAATCATTCAACTACTCAAGGTTATTTTACTGTACCTGCACCATATATTACACCAAATGTTAATAATCAAACTTATACTGTATCTATTTCAGGTCAAGGAGCATCTTCAAATTGGTCAAATATAACTCAAAATTTCACTAGTTATTTTAATTTTGGTACAACTACAATAACATGGAGTACAAGTGATAAATATAATCAAGCGGCTTCAGATTCCGTATCAATTGAAGTATACGATGGATATGGTCCATTGTTTGGGAATAGCACTTTAAATTGGATACAAAATGTAGCCATTTTTAGTAATGGTAGTATTTCTATTCCAAATGCATATGATAGGGTAGATGGATGGTTATCAACCGTACAATATCGATTGAATGGTGGGAGCTGGACAAATGTCACCACAGATGCATCTGGAAGTAAATTATTGAGTGGTATCACTTGGCCAATGGGGGATACAACTGTTGAATGGAGAGCAATTGACAATAGGGGTAATTATAATGAGAATAGTGGCTATACCTATGTTACAAATGCTACGCCTCTACCCCCACCTTATTCAACAGGAACAGCAAACTCATACGGACTTACACAATTGTACTTCGAAACTCCATCAAATTGTATCGATAAAGGGTATCATTTTGGTATATCTGATTATTTTAATAATCTAAAATATACAGAAGTTTCTTGGGTTAATACGATAGATATAGAATCTGTCTCCAAGAGTAGGACTGACAAGTTTTCATTTATGTGGATAGGACACATAGTACCTTATCAAACTGGTGATTATACATTTGGCCTAATAAGTGATGATAACGCCCGTGTTTATATTGGGGATTATAACACATTAAATATAGGTAATTTGGATGAGGATGATTTGGTTTTCGAGTCGCACAGCTGGTTAGGTCCTGTTAGTGTCGTTTACCCTTTACAAGAGAATACCATATATGATATAATAATTATATATGGGGACTGGGTGGGAAACCAACATATGTGTTTTTGGGCCTCACTAGACTCTGTTCCGGCGGACTGGCACAAACATGATCCAAATCAGGATTTACTTGATTCCGATACTAGTAAATTGTACTTTTACCAATATAGTGGGTACCATGATAATTATTCATTTACATCTCTCAATAACACGAACATAGCCACTGCTATAAATAATTGGTTGGGAACCCAGACTGAGGCATTTGAAGCATTAAAGACATATGGTCCTATAAATGATTGGAATGTTTCAGCTGTTACAGATATGTCCAATTTGTTTAGCGGTAAAACAACTTTCAACTATGATATTTCTAATTGGAATGTAGGAAATGTAACAGATATGAGTGGCATGTTTAATGGTGCCACGTCGTTCAACCAGCCTCTTAATAATTGGAATGTAGGAAAAGTAACAAATATGGAGAACATGTTTTATGAGGCCACGTCGTTCAACCAGCCTCTTAATAATTGGAATGTAGGAAAAGTAACAAATATGCAGGGAATGTTCAGATTTTGTTCGGTTTTCAACCAAAATATTAATAGCTGGGATGTTTCAAAGGTTACAAATATAGCAGTTATGTTTAGCTCGTGTCCTTCTTTTAATCAACCTCTGGATCAATGGGATCTAGGAAATGTTACAAAAATGGATCATTTATTTTATATGGCTACTATATTTAATCAGGAGATTGGTAACTGGGATGTATCTAATGCACTAACTATACATGCCCTATTTTCCGGAGCTCTTGCATTTGACAGAAACATTTCTAGATGGGATGTTAGAAAGGTCACAGACTCTGGTAAATGGGGGGGCGACGCGAACGGACAACATCCTGATCTGGATTTCCGTGACTCTTGGGATTTGGATAAATATTTTACGATAATGGAAGGGCGAAATCAATGGTTGGACCTTTATGTCAGATCAGTCCGTGATAACCATTATTTTGGCCCCACAAAGGTAAGTGAAATGCAAAACGACGGACACGACATAACAGGAAATAATGTGAACGATACGCACAACGGACATACAAATTTAGATAAGGTAGAAATATATTCAAGTGATGGAGATACATATTATATCCGATTTAAAGATGATAGTGGTAATTATTATATCATAAATCGCGACGCATCAAATAGTGATGGAGGGTCTGGCTTTGGATCTTATCATTACGCGAACAACAACAATTTCGTGGGATTTGTTGCAATCGGAGAGGATGAAGCCCACACCAAGCCAATTACGGATGGAATGGAATTTAAGAATTTAGAGATGGACGAAGCAATAACTTATCCGAATGGTACAACAATTATTCCTAGGTGGCCCCATAATATATATCTTAGGGTGAAGACGGGTTGGAATGAAGACAGATTTCTAACTCAAAGAAGTGGATGGAGATTGGATAAAAGGCTGGAAGGGCTCGAGAACGACGAGGATAAGATTCATATATTTTCGGCAGGTCCACAAACAGCAGCACTACCTATTCAACCGCACTATGTTTACGAATTCTACATTAGTGCACTGAGCATATCCTCCTTTTTTGATGGCCTTGGTCCTCATATTGGACAGTGTCTCGTGGATGGTGTACTCTACCCACCCACTGGTGATGTTAGTGTATTCAAGAACCCAGATTGGAGTGGTAGTTTGATTAACATGTTTGGGGATAACAACGGCTCATACACACAGGCTGCCTGGATCGGCTCTCCTGCTGTAGGTGAATGGTTTATGACAATAACACTCGGTAGCCGCCCTTCGTTTTTTAGGTTTTCATATGGTCGTGCCGCGTATGGACCAGGGTGGAGAATAAGAGAAAATGGTGTTGATATCGTAACTGAAGCATATAACACGGGCTTCTTCGAGGACCCCTCACCGTATATACATGATATATACTTAGACCCATAGTATTAGCTCTTGCGTGACACCCTTTCTCAAATGATTCTAATATAAAAATGATTTAGATATAAAATTGTTTATCAAAACAATGAATCTAAATAACTGCATAATTTTTGATACAGAAACAAATGGCATTGGAGGTTTCAGACCTCCGACACATAGATTATTACAGTTAGCGTATATCACTCCTGATAAGAAATACACAACGTATATTAAAGGAGTTACAAAAATGGCTACAGATTTACCTCATAACATTACTATTGAAAAATGCAATGAAGAAGGTATTGATAGTAAAGACGCTATTTTGAAATTTATGGAAGAGATTAGAAAAGTTGATATGATTATTGCTCATAATATTGAGTTTGATATTGGAATCGTAAGACATATTTTAGAAGAAGATGGTCATACAGAGTTATTGGTTGAATTTAATAAAGTTATTAGCAAAAAATATAAGTTATGTACTATGGAAAGTACTAAGAATTTTTGCAAACTTGAATTTCCAAATCCTCGTCGAAGAGTGTATAATTCTGTGAAAGAATACAAATGGCCTTCTTTGGAAGAATTATATACTAAACTTTATTTGAAACCACCGACTGAAGAGTTACACGATGCACTTCAAGATTGCATTGTTTTAGAAAAATGTATAATCAAATTAAAAAATCGTGGAGATTTTGTTATTGCGTAAAATAAAATAGAAAAATATCAATTGTATCCACTTCAAATAATGCATCTTGTAAGAATCTTTCTAAAAGTAAGCATTTTTTTTTTAAATAATAGTCATTTAAATTTCGGAAATATGATTTATTTTCAAGCATTATATTCCAACTACAACTAGTATGAACAAGTTCATAAAAGAATCTTTTACTTGAGAATAAATCATTTGAAAATTTTTTAAATCTTGAATATCTATTCCAAGATGAATATTCATAACTCGGCGTTCTAAATTTGAGTAAATATTCTGCATAAGGTATACATCCTTTATCTTTTACTATTCTATAATGACTAATTTGAATTCCATATGGGCCTTTATAAAAATTACGTATTGCTAAATAAGAAAACTCATTAATGTATATATTTTTTGCGGTGTCATTAGTATCATTGGTATCGCGATGTGTGTTTACTTTATCAACAATTAGTTGTTTCATAATACTACTGTTGTTCATCCATAAATCTTCGTAATATTGTCTTTCATCATTGGATTGTATAGGTCTTTTTCCTGAGGTATTTTGCCAATTTATTTGAAAATCGATTGTTTCCAATGATACCCATAAAGGGACTTGACATATTTGGTACGAGTCTTCATTTGATGTTAAACTTTTGATTTCCCATTCTGAATTTGAAGACATAAAATATTTAGTATAAATACATAGATTTTATTTACACAATTTTCATTAAGACTAACTTATTAGTTTATAACAATGATTTTTAGAAACAGGGCAGTTAATAAAGTTCAAAACGCCATAACTTCTATAATGAAACTAGAAATATATGATGAAGTAGATATTGAATACGTAAATGAGTTAAAAGAAGTTAATGAAAATTTAAAAAAGGATAATGAATACTTAAAAAAAAGAATACAATATCTTGAAAGAATGGTACATATATTTAGAATGAGATATACGATTTTATTCGAATTTCTTTTTGAATAATTAATTATTCAGCTTCAATATTCATAGTTTTTGTAAGTCCCATGAGTAAATATAAAAGATCAAATATACTTTTTGATTTTCGAGATACATAGAGTTCAATATAATATAAATTTTTCTTACGTTTTTCAAATGGAACTAATTTTAAATATTCTCTCAATATGGGTGCCAGATGTGCATTACATCTAAAGTATTTTTCAGCTAGTTCATGTATTTCTCCTAATGACGATGTGGATGTTACTTTATCATATATTACTTTCGCAAAAATATAGTTCATATTCTCAACTACACCAGTTTCTTTATATAATGCAGCCATATGATAACATAGATTCGCATTTTTCTGTGAATGAATAGCAATCAATTCAGATATATCATTTTCAATTTCAAATTTTTCTTTTATCCAGTTTGATAATATTTCAATAGAAGGTGCGGGTACACGCATGGTAATGCATCTACTTACTAATGAAGGGTCTATGTTATCAATTGAACGCGATGTAAAGATGTACCTACATTCATTGTATGTATCTTCTATTAATTGCCTTAGTGTTTGATGAGAATCAAAAAGAACATCTATATAACGTATATATATAACTTTATATAATCCTGTAAAAACATGTTGAGTTTGTGTCAACTCTTCGATACATTTAGCAATAGATACTTTTGATTGTTTCCATTCATATCCATCTATCATAATATATTTTGAAGTTACAGCGTATTTAATACCAAGTACTTCATCAACATATTCGTTAGGTTTTCCTAAAACACCAAAGAGTTGTTTTAATAGATTCATTGCGAGTGTGTGTTTTCCAGAACCCGATGGTCCATAGAACAAAGTATTTAATAGCATTTTTTTTGAATATACATTTGTCTGTTCTTCTACATCCAGATGAAATTTCATTAAGACAGATACTCGTCTTTTTCGTTAAGTAAGTTTTTTTTCAATTGATAATATAATTGATGAAGTCCGCATCTGTACCTCATGTATCAAAAGTTGGAAAATATCAACCATTTTTCGTTATGAAAGCATATCTTATAATTAAAAGGAAAAGACGAGTATCATTAAATAAATTAATTGAATTCGGTTATGATTCAGAAAGGTTTGATATAATAAAAAATTATCAGCAAGTAGATTGGAATTATTATAGAAAATTAATTGGAGATTTAAAAAAAAAATATAAATTTGTTTCATATAATGCTATTTTAAAAGTTCTTTCATCAAGATCAAAGAAAATGAAGAAAGAACAAAGAAAAAAGTCACATTTTAATTTTGAACCTCATAATTACCGCCCATATTGGATAGACGAAGGAATGGTTACGATGTACTCTAGTTATCACGAAAATGATAAACCAAATCACAATTTATTACCACCATTTGTTATGGAATCTAAAGCAGATTCATATCCCAATTTTTTAAGAGCACTTGATGATAAATGTTCAAGATTGTGGAAGGAATGTTACTAAAGGTCAGTTGTAGGTTCATTGTTTACAACATTATTTGTTTCAGCAGTAGTTGCAGTTTTCGTGGGTACACCCCCTCTTTTTCGCGAAGCAACAACTACGACACGTTTACCCTTTTGTTGACACATTAAATGACCACCTCCTACACCTGTAACCTCTACAGCCAAACTTCTTTTACCATCTTCCATTGTCGATTTTGTATAAGAAACATATTCTCCATCAATTAATGTTTTGTAACTAGAAGAAGTACCATCCTCAACCTTCAACGACGAGAAATGTACAAAAATATCTTCACCAGATATACAATCGGTAATAAATCCGTAGCCTTTTGTAGAATCAAACCACTTTACGGTGCCAACGTTTCTAAGTTCAAGACCAGCCATCTTTTAATAATATTACACTCGTAATATATCTTTAAGCTTAGAAATTTGGTTCTCCCGTATTCATTGGTTTTTGTATTTCCGAACGCGTTGGTATAATATTTTTAAGTTCGTTATTTAAAAACATGTTTGTAGCAAGATACGTACAACTAAAACTAACTATCAAAAAAACAATATAAAATATAGGAGGTTTCACCACTTTCTTATTTTTGTAATATTGAAATAGAATTAAACATAATATTAATGAAATTATAATTGAAAGAATAAGATCCATATCAGCCATTCTTTTTATTTATAATGTCTTTTTTTTTAAAATTAATATGCGTTTAGATAGATTTCCATTTCGTTCTCATATCGTCTAAGAATAATTGTACATTTTTAACATTTTCAACAAAGAAATTCTTGATAATGATTTCATGAGTGTTGTAATCATCCGAAGAATCATCTATGCTTATTCTAATCGTAATACTCTTCTTTAATGGATGTGGCTCGTGATAACTGACATGTAATAACTTTGCACCTGATTTGTTAACGGCATTTCGTTTCACAATATATTCATTATAGATCCATTTATATATCATATTTCCAAAAGTATGTGTTTCTCCATCAAGTACAAAATCAACTCCTTTGAAATTGGCTTCTGCCTCATTTACAGCGTACTCATCTTTTGATAATTTTTCAATGATTCCCTCGCATTTATTAATTAAATAGTTAAATGCATCTAAAACGATTGTTTTTGGAGGTATTGTTCCAATAGTTTCAAACATGATATGATGCGTATCTTTATTATCTTCGTTTTTATACATACTACAAACACTTACAGGACTAAAACCAGCCCCATTTTCATGTGATCCTCGAACTGCTTTGCATTCAACTTCCAATGTTTCAATATCTTTTGATGCATCTTTACGTGGCAAACGTGTAACAATACTCGCATTTCCGCTATAATTATCATGTCCAAAGAATAATTTAGGATCTAAAGGAGTTTCATCTCCTTCAGCATTTTCAACTGTGACTTTAAAATCATCAGTTGTAACAATTGAAAAGTTATTTTGTGTAATATCTAACTTAAATGTATAATTCTCAATTGGAATTGTGTGATTGAATGCATCTCTTCTAAGAGGTAATAAACTGATTCTGTGTGAAATAAACTCATCATGTAGTGCTGTGGTATTCTTTTTTACAGTGATTGTACATTTATCTTCTGGTTCATGACAAAAGCCAACATTAGGAATATTCGTTAATATGGATCTTCTTATAGCATTCGCAACACTTGTATCAACACCAACCACATCAAAATCTAATACATTAGAATTTTGATTTATATTATCAAACCAGACTGTCATACTTGTTATATTATAAATTATCGTTTATTCATTCATTTTTATATTTAATAATTTACGGTTGCCTTTTTTTTTGAAAAATTTAAGTTTTCATAATAATTAAATGTCATCCGCAACATCAATCTTATTTTTTAGCAATTATTGTAATCATTGTAAACAAGTGTTACATGAATTAAATGACTCATCTTTAAGAACAAATATACGTTTTATATGTATAGATTCTGCAGATGTAAGAAAAAAACTACCCGCACATGTCAAATCTGTACCATGCTTAATTGTCGGGCAAACAAATCAAACTCTTATTGGTAGTGATATATTACATTGGATCAAAATGAAATCAAAGAAACAAAATATTCAAAATTCTGTACCTGTTCAACAAAACCAACAATCATCAAATACAAAAGGAGAGACAGGTCCGGGTGCTTGGCACATGTGTGAAATGAATAATTTTTCGGATGCATACTCCTTTTTAAACGTAGATTTATCAACTAAAGGTAATGGTGGAACTTCTATGTCACATAGTTTTGAATTTTTAAATGGAAACCCATTCGATTCATCAAGTTCTTCTCTAAGTATGCCCGCAGGTGCCCCTTCGAGAAGTTCTATGCCTGTATCATATTCAAATCCAACTCAAGAAAAATCCGAGTATAATTCCTTTGGAAGTATCCAAAATTCCGAAACTGAGGATTTTATGAGCAGAAAAATGGAAGAAATAATGAATCAACGCGAATTAGATGTTCCAAACGTTCCTACTCGCATATGATAAAATGTATTAAAGTAATACCTAATGTATGTTTGGAATTGGGATATTGAGATCCCATTATTAATTGAAAAATTATCAAATGAAAATAGTCAAAGAGTATGGAACGAATTTTATATAAATGATCCTCTTCAAGATCCAAAACAAATCCAAATTATTGAAAGAAATATCTATTTGGCCAATGAGTTTTCTTTGTATCTTTTTCATGTTTATAATCAAGTACTAGAAATTTTAAAATTAGCAAAAGAAAATAGTAAAAGTGAAAAAAATTATAACATTTTAGTGCAAAAAGCATATGAATTATTTTTAAATTATGCACCCCCAATTGCTAATTATGAGTTTTCTTTGAAAAAGGATATAAAAACTATAACTCCGTTAGCAATAGATCCATATTCTTTAGGTCTGCCTTTTTTATCAAATTCAAAATGGATTCGTATATTTGATTCAGAATCTTCAATACCTAATAATACTTCTATAATATGGAATACACAATTATTCGATGAATTGCATATAGAAATATCAGACCCTATTACAGTTGAAATAGATATGGATAAAAGTGGGTTAATACCATCGCATTTTTACAAGTATAACAAATGTTTGCGTTATATTTTTGAGTTAGACTCTCAATCATTTACGAGTGGATTACATGAATGCATTGTTTATTTTAAAAATTCTGAATCAAAAGTAACAACGCAAAGATATGATACATCTGATATAAAAACAATCAATGATTATAACGGTAGAATACCATCAGTGAATACAACAGCTACATCATCTGTAACATCGGGAATTATAATCACTTATACAGATACATATAAATTATTAGAATATAGTTTTATATTACCTCAAATACCATATTTTGAAAACAATGTTGAAATAACTACATATGAAAACTATGATTCTATATTTATATTATGTGATCCTACGCCTCATTTCCATTTGTTTCCAATTTTTACTAAAACAAATATTGTAACACAAGTTTCTATCATTGATGAAACAAACATAAATATAACATATGGTGGTGGAACTATACAATATAGACAAATTAGTCAAGAAAACATTACAAATCTTACAATCGTTTTTGTATATCAAAATAAACTATATCTACCAGTAAACGAAGAATTATTAAAATACTCACCTATGTTTATAAAAGATAATGACCATACTAGTTATAGAATTATTTTTACAGGAACTCCGGAAACAGAATTTAAAATTGTGTTGGAAATTCCTAATGATTCAAATGAATCTTTAAATGATTCAAATGATACAAATGATTCTAATAATAATGATTATACATTACCTTCATATTGGGGTGGTCTAAAATTTGCTTTTAAGCAAGATGATGATAACATCATTGATGAAGAAATACAAATGTCGATAGACAAAATTACAACAGAAAAGTTACATTTAGAAAATTTGATGAAAATTCTAGAGAATGAAAATAAAATTCATAAGCACGAGATATCACTTTACAAAATCAAATATCAAAATAAACTTAAAAACATTGAAGATTTGATATAAGTTATTTAGTTCAAAGAGTTAGTGCACATAGAGAAAAAAAGTCTGTACATGAAATAAGGTATTAAAGATAATAATAGTAAAAACAAGATGGATACTATAGCTTTTACTTTCTTAGGTTCATTATAAATCATCACAGGAGTAATAAAAAGAACTAAGACGATATTGATAAAAGCTAAAATAGCTAAGAAGTAAAACAATGCACAATATTTAGAGTCAAGAGGGCCAAATAGATTATTCATTAAATCCATTTTATATATAATTATCTTTTATTTTTTCAGTTGTTTGCTCTTTTAATAAATTCAATTCCAAAGTAGCTTTCTCGATAGTATAGTCATTTAACCCCATTTCTGTTTTTATTTTTATCTCTAAATGAGTAATCTTTTCTATCATTTCAGATACAAAAATCGCAACGCATCTTAGAATTATACTATCTGATAAGGAGTCTATATCTTTTTCAACAGCTACAGTTGCCGTTTTATTTTCTGAAGAATATATTGAAAAGGGAAATGGTGAGATGATGAATGATTTATCAGAAAACGAATGTGTTTGTTTGGGTTTTTCTTTTGTTTTAATTGTAATAAATTGACCATCCTCTAATATATGCACGTAAGATGTTGATGGTTTTTTACATAAATATATTTTTATGAATAAGTCTTTAGAATAATCACCTAGTGTCCATAAAGGACTAGTTGCGTATTTTTTTGATATTGTTGGTAATCTAACTGTACCTCTATTTAAAATATCTTTGTATTGGTGGATTAATTTTTCTAAATAGTCTAGAAATTCTAATTTATCTGTCTTAGATAAGCTATCTTCATTTTTTGAAATAGAATCTAAATAAAATGTCTTTAAGTGCACACCTTTCTTTATCTTTTTGTAGTCGTGTGGTTTTTTTATACATGAATATTTTTTATACGCACTCAACAATTCATTTGTATCACTTGTCTCCATTATATCATAAAATCAAATAATGGTACACATAAGTTAAGTACTTTTTTTTAAGATATATATTATAGATATGCGTTCTACAATATACAAAGAAGGTAAAACTTTTACTGCTTATGCAAATGCAAAAAAATACAATGGTTTAACAAAACAAAAGTTAATGTGGGAAATAAAAAAGGCCATAAATTCAAATAGATGTTATATTAGAAGAAATGAGTTAGTTTTTGTAGAAAATTAAAAGTTATTTATAGTATTAGATATAATGGATACCCCCCCCGCTGAACTAAAAGAAAGTTTCAATAAAATGATTTCGAGGATTCCGGAGGATCCGAAGAATCTCGTGATCGATGAACAATTTAAAAATCATTTTTTAACACAACATAAAAGGTTTGAAGAAATAATTAGTGACATTGTTATTTCAAAAATACGTCAAGATTATGATACTAGTAAAATTTTTTTAAACAACTGGATTGTTAAAATAAGAGATGGTAATTTAGAAACGATAAATTATGATGCTAGGTTACATTATATGGATAATGAATATATTACTGGTAGTACATTATACAATTCATTGTATAAATTGCATAAAAATGAACCGGTCGATGCCGACTCCATAGAGATCGGCGTCCCGACGAAAAACGATGGAACACATGTACACGTCGAGGGCTTCTTACTGTGCCAGAGGGCCGAGAGGATACCGGATAATCATTCTGGGGGTGCCGAAAACACCCCCACACCTTCTTCTCAAAATTCATTTGGTGAAGAATTTATGCCAGAATCATATTATGAAAAACAAAAATCAGAATTAATTATTGAATATTTAGTATTCTTATCAGAGAAATCATTTTATCTGTTTAGACAAACATGTACTATTTTTATTAGAGTCATACTAAAAGTTTTAATTGAAATTCTGAAATTGAGTGGATTGGTTGTTGGAACATTGCTAAAAGCTGCGTTTTTTGCATTATTTCAATTTATTTTTCAAAATTATTTAGATCCTATTTATGAATTACTTAAGAATTTAAATCCTTTCAAAATACCATTTGAAAAACCTTTTGAAAATAATAAAGAATATGAAGAAAAAATAGAAGAAGAAATTAACAAATTAAAAACCGAGATAGAGGAAATTAAAACCAAATACGGATCTGAAATCAAAGATATCCAAAACGCCCAAAATGAAATTCAAATCAAAGAATACCAAAATAACTATTTTTGGATTGCTGAACAATTGTTAAAGGCCGCGACAGGCCCCATACTTTTGGCAATAAAACATCATGCAACACAAAGCTTATTCGTAGGAGGAGAAACACCTGCTATGCTGGGTACGTAGTAGAATGTATTTTGGTTAAACAATTCAAGTACTAAGAAAAAATTAGAATATCCTTTAAATGAAAGAATAACGTAGTATTTTGATACCGACTGTAAATTTTTATTTTAAAATGATGTAGAGAGTTTATGTATAATTATAAACAATTATATAATTAAATATTAATCGTTTATAAAACTATAAAATGGAAAGGGGAGCATATGTATTTTGTGATTCGTGTGACAAACAAATATGTCTCTTTTTATTTCAGAAACTAACAGATTCTATGATGAGAAGAGCATTGCCTTGTCATGCAAATGGAACAGGAAATTATTACATTGCAATATATAGAGAAGGAAAGGATTATTTAGGAAGGACTGATTATACTGGTATAGAAAATTTGATGAAAGATGAGAAAATGTTTTCTTTATTCAATACAAAATATGAAGATATTCGAAATGGGTTAAACTGTGAATTTACAGAAGATGAATATACTAAATATCAAACATTTGCTGAAATGCATATTAAAGGATTTATAGATCTAGCCAAAAAATATTGTAACCATGATATATTTGATGATAAAACAGAAAGTAAAAAAGATAATACAATATCTAATGATAAATCTGACAATAAAGAATAGAATTACATTTTGTTTAAGTTTAACAAAATTGTGATATATGTCTATATGTAATCGTTATTTTTGTCCTATACTTACGTTTTAATTCAAATCATAATTACTTAATATTTAAATTTTATAGATAAAATTAATATTTATATTATATAATGTACTTACTGTTATCGTCTATTACTATAATTATATGCATGTTGATAATATATGTGTTAGTTTATTCTAATTTAGATCTTAAAAAAAGAGATACAATAAATCAAGAATTTTTAGAGAAAATAGATAATGTATATTGTATAAATTTAGAAGATAATAAAGATAGATTTTTACTTGTTGACTCTATGGCAAAAAATGCAGATCTTTCATTAACCAGTTTTGATGCAAAAGATACGAGAGGAGTTAAATTCTTACACTATAAATCTATGATTCATCCTATCGCTTATAATAAGTTATATAAAACAATTAGTAATAATGAAAGAAAAAAAGATGAAGATTTAACACCTGGTGCGATAGGTTGTTATCTAAGTCATATATCACTTTATAAAGAGGCGTTAAAGAGAGGTGAGAAAACTATACTTGTATTTGAAGACGATACACAAATACCTAAAAATTTTAAAGAAATGTTTTTAAAAAAATTAAAAAATCTTCCTGAAGATTGGGATATGTTTTTGTTGGGATGGTGGTCAACAAGTAAAAAGAATAAAAAATTATCCAGTGATATTGTTCATATTAAAGGTTTCATTCTTATGCATGCTTACATTATAAACAATATAGGTATGCAAAAAATGTTATCAGTGGGGATGCCTATAAAAAAACAAATCGATCATATGGCAAGTGATAATTCTAATTATATTAATATTTATGGAACCCTCCCTAACGGTTGGATAAAACAAGGTACTCCAACTAAAAATATAGCCTATATGACAAATATACAAATACCGGTTAAGAAAACAATAGAAAATTTTTCAAATCTTTCACATAATTTGCTAGTTATAGTGTATGAAAATACAAAACATCCTAATGCTGAAAAGTTAAAAGATTTATTAGATAAAAGAGGTTTTCCTTTTGTATTCGTAGGGCTTGGTGATAATTGGGAGGGTTTTGGTACAAAAACACATGGGATAACAAATTATATAAATGATCCATCAAGTAATATAAATGACGATACTTATATTATTTGTTTAGATTCAAGGGATGTAATATGCAATGGGAATGTCACAGATACTTTAAATATCTTAAAAAAATTTGATGAAAATAAACTCATAATCAGTACTGAAAAAGGATGTTGTGTACCCTCAACAACTGTATCTATGAGGTCATATATGGAAGAAAGAGCCTCTAAAAAGAATTTAGAGAATAAATATTTAAATGCCGGTATGATTGCAGGAAAAGCAAAAGTATTTAAGAAAATATATCCATTTAATATGCGAAAAACGGACGACGACCAAACTGGACTTATAAAATGGTGGCAAGATCATCCCGATGATATAGAACTTGATTATGATGAATTATTATTTTCGAATGCAAATTTTTGGAATAAGGATCATGAAAAGGGATGTCCATATAAAATATCCAAAAAATTACCTAATGAACGAATACCGCAATTTATTCAAACTCCAGCCAAATTCTGGAAATGTTATGATAACTTATATAGTAAAAGTAAGTATTTTGTAACTTGGAAACTTTAAATTATGTATAAATATGCACGTTATATATCTTAATGTGAAGACTCCCGAAATCTATCAGTATCATTCCGTACTGTTTGAAGCTTCCAATTTTTCAAGTAAATTTTTAAGATAAATATGTAAAAACATTAAATGGTTGTCATAATCATACCATTTTTCCCAGTCTTCATCTTTGGTATCTTTCTTCTTGTATTTTCCAAAATACCATAATAAACTATACATACATCCTGCATTCCATGTATTTTCATAGACAATGTCAGAACCTAATCCTTCTTCATATTCTTTTTTTGTTGCAGATCCGTTCCAGAAGGTATACATATTGTTAGTGACAGATTCAATTAATATTTTTTTGTGCCTTTTTTCTTTTTCTTCTTCT